GGAAGACATTAGACAATGTAAGTTTCATACGTAAAAATAAGGGCTGGGATATAGAAAACAATCTTTCCATGAATTTCCTTGATAATGTTTTTAATTTACAGAATTATTTTGAACGTAAGAGAATACCCTACGTGATGTACAACTCTCTACCCAACGACTTTGGGAATGGCACAGGCGATTTTGAGGTCATAAGGAATGCAATCAACATGGATAGATTTTTCAATCCAACGGTAAGTCACTTTGAATTCATCACAGACAAAAATTTAATAGTAAGCCCGGACGACCCACACCCTTCTGCAGAAGGACACCTACAATGGACAAAACAGTTAAAGGAATTCATAGATGCTAACAATCTACGCACCATTTAACAATAAAAAAAGCAAGGCATGGGAAGTGTTCAACGGGGTTAAGCAATCGTGGCCTGAACAGGTTAATGTTTTAGACAACAGCGTTGCATCAGACCCGTTGTCCAACTCTATGTTCTGGGGATTTGTAAACAACAATATGCAGATGGTCAAAAATTTAGAAGCACGTAAGCATCAGTTCTGGTTCACAGACACTCCATACTTTGGCAGATTTGATAATAATAACTTACAGCATGATAATCATTACTGGCGTATTTGCAAGAACAGGATACACACAACCTACATACGAGATTGTAAAGCAGATAGGTTTGAAAAGTTTGGCATGAGGATTAAGGCACCCAACTTCAAAGGATCTTATATTTTAGTGTGTCCAAGTTCCCCGGGAATTAACGACTACTTAGACAGACCCAACTGGACAGAGGACACAGTAGAACAGATCAAACGATATACAGACAGACCTATCAAGATACGACACAAGCCACGAGGCAGGGGAACATCTGGACCGAGCGAAGCAAATGCTCCACTATCAGAGGATCTGAAAGATGCTTGGTGTTTGGTCACTAGTTGTTCTATTGCGGCCGTGGAAGCACAGTGCATGGGTATACCTGTGATATGTGATGAGAAGAGCTTTGCTAAGGACGTGTCAGGACAGGAACTTGCCGACATAGAGAATCCTTATTTTGTTGGTTGTGAGGATTGGTTGTACAGTCTAGCCTATCAACAGTTCACACCTGAGGAGTTTGCAAACGGCAAAGCAGTAGAGATAATGATAGGAACCGGAGTACTATGAAAACTTTAATACACTTTGGCTGTTCTTTCGCGATAGGAAATGGGATGCCTACATATATAAAAGGGATAGAGTCAGGTTTACATGAGACTTCTTCTTTCAACAAAGAAAAATTTAAAAAGAAATATGGAATGAAAGCCGAAGAGACCACCACATGTGGATCAAAAATTGCCAAGAGATTGGGATTACAATTAAGAAAAGTTGCGGAAAATGGTGCCAGCAACGAGATGGTGGTACGTAGATTGCTACAGACTAACATAAACAAGCATTTTGTTTTGATAGGACTGACCAGTTACAACAGGCGTGAGGCACTGACCACACAACGTAACAACACACACTGGCACACATGGAAGATGGTTGATCCAAAATCACCACCGAGATATAAGGACCTGCCTTTCACTCCATGGATACATCGAGAAGAGACACACTATGAACCGGCGCTCGAAGCAGACGGACAGATCAGGACAGCAACTCAAATACTTTACATGCAGGCCTTCCTCAAATCAAAAAATGTTCGTTACCTAATGTTCAATGCCTTGCACAACGGATTCGACCAGCCACTGACCAATGAGTGTCGCAGGTTATTGGAGCAAGTGGACACAAAACATTTTTTTAATTTACGGGGTGGATTTGATGAGTGCCAGCACGGATGGTGCCTCAAGCGGAAACTGGTCGTGTCTGATCTAGATGACCATCCAAACGTACCGGGACAACAGGCATGGGCTGAAGAATTACTGCCCCAAGCAAAGCACATATGGAAATAGAAAAAGTAAATAATTTTTGGGTTCCTAGCAATGACATTCACATAGATGAATGGAAAGCTGGAAAACCATTTACACAGAATAAATGTTTAGAAAAATTTATCAACTACTGTAAAAAAAATACTTTAAAATTTAATCATATTCTCGATATAGGTGCTTGGGTAGGTACATGGAGTATGGCAATGAACCCATACTGTGGGAGAGTCGTTGCATTTGAGCCTGATCCTTTGCACTACTCTTGTCTTGTGCAAAATGTTAGTGATGATATAGAAACACATCAATTGGCAGTTGGTTCCGATAGTAAAAATATATCTCTTTCAGATGATAACTTTACTCAAGCCAAAAGAATAATAGGTAATGGTGATATTCCAATGGTAACAGTAGACAGCTTGAAACTTGATGATGTTGACATTATCAAAATAGACGTTGAAGGCTACGAAATGGAAGTTCTAAAAGGAGCAGAGAATACTTTGAAACACTGCAAATATTTAATGATTGAATTAAACAACAACACTAAAAAATATGGTAGTAGCAATATTGCAGTTGAAAAACACATTGCCAATCTCGGATTCAAAGTACTACTGGATCACTGGCCAGACAAAGTTTTTCACCGTCCATAACTTAAATTAAATACTCGAAATGAAGATTTTTATTACAGGCGTAGCAGGATTCCTAGGTTCACACCTAGCAGACTTGATGATAGCACAGGGTCATACCGTTGCCGGAAACGACAACATGATAGGTGGTTACACAGACAATGTACCACAGGAAGTTGAGTTCCACCAAGTTGACTGTTGTGATCTAGAGAACATGACCAAAGCAATGGAAGGATGTGACATAGTTTATCACACTGCCGCAACTGCATACGAAGGACTATCTGTGTTTTCTCCTGTGTTGGTGACAAGGAATATTTTTGAAGCATCTGTTACAACCATTACAGCGGCAATAAGAAACAAGGTTAAACGTATTGTGTATTGTTCCAGCATGGCAAGATATGGCCACCATGATCAAATGCCGTACAAGGAAGATTACGAATGTCGTCCACAAGATCCATATGGTATTGCAAAGAAAGCCGGCGAAGATGTATTAAGGAACCTGTGTGAAACACATGGGGTAGAGTACGTCATTGCTGTACCGCACAACATAGTCGGACCGCGACAGAAGTACGATGACCCATTTAGAAACGTTATGTCTATCATGTTGAACAGGATGTTACAAGGCAAGCAACCGATCATTTACGGAGATGGTAAACAACAGAGATGTTTCAGTTACATTGATGATTGCTTGTACTGTTTGAACGCACTTGCATTCCAAGACAATGTCGTTGGTGAGATAATAAACATAGGGCCGGATGAAGAACCAGTCACTATAAACGAACTCGCAGAAGCTTGTGCCAACGAAACAGGAATCAACTTAGATCCTATACATCATAAAGATAGACCCAAGGAAGTTAAACTAGCAGTGTGCTCATCAGACAAAGCGAGAGAACTACTGGGTTACAGCACAGCGACCAACCTAAGGCAGTCGGTTAAAAAAACTGCAGAATACATAAGATCCAGGGGAACAAAGAAGTTCCAATATCACTTACCGTTGGAAATTATAAATGATAAGACCCCAGAGACTTGGAAAAATAAGTTGATATGATTTCATTCTGTTGTCCATCGAGGGGTAGGCCGAGACTAGCAAGACAGTTGATCCAGACAGCCACCGAAACACAAAAAGGTGACACCGAATTCCTGTTCTATCTCAACGATGATGATCCCACGCTTGAAGAATACAGAGATACTATAGACGAAAAACACTACACAGTTGGCCCAAACCAATCCACTTGTCTCAGTTGGAATCTAATGAGTGAGAAAGCTTCTCATGATATTGTGATGCTGATGGGAGATGATGTACAAGTAAGAACAAGAAATTGGGACCAGTTGATTGTGGATGAGTTTAACAAATACGAGGACAAGATATTGATGGTGATCCCAAACGATGGTAGATCAAATAAATTAGCAAGAACAAGGCACCTAAATCAAGAAAGATATTTTAATTCCAAGCAACCAATATTGATCGAGGACGAGCCATTCGGCGCTCCACACTTTGCACTTCATAAAAACTGGATCAACACCGTGGACTATCTGGCACCACCGTTTTTTTGGCACTGGTACGTTGATACATGGACACAAACAGTTGCTAGGAAATTAAACCGTTGTCTTTTTTTACCAAGAGTAGAATTTAAAGCAAAAAAAATATCCGATGACACAGGAAGAGCAATAAGGGGAAATTTAAATATCATAGGGAAAGACAATCACACTTGGTCAAAGGTCAATGATAGACATCTAATGGCCGATGTTAATGTTTTAAACGATTTTATTAAATCTTTCTAATATAGTATTCCATGTGCTAATTGATAAGTCCAATTGCAGTACCGGTCTACGTATGTATTCGTTTTTTTCTAGTATTTTTATATCCTTTGACTCGGTGATCAGGAATGTGTTCGGATAATATGTGATAGTCTGTCCGGCTATTTTTATGTCAGTGCCTGCACTACGGTCGTTCCGCTCCTTGAAGAACCATAAGCATGTTATGTCTTTGTCTTTGTTGATATCTCGTATGTCGTCTAGAAATTTAAATCCAACACGATACTTTCCATAAAAATCCTTCCACACCTCGTGTATGAGATTGTTCTGATTCTCGTACAGTTTATCGTACTCCTTGAGGTCAAAGATAGATCGGGCGTAGATGTATTCTACAGGTTCTTTATGATAATGGTGTGGTTTAAGTTTCCCCCAATTCATTATGCTGAGAATAGATTGATTACTTCCTTCTTCCAATCATCTGAGTATTCGCAATCTCTGTATCCATCGAACCACGGACCACCTTCCGTGTAGTGCAGTATCTTGGGTACACCGTCTTTGGGTTCCTTGTACCATTCAACTAGCCAGTTATATTCGTGTGGCAGGGATCCAATCTCTGAATCTTCTAGCCATGAGAACCTGTGTAGGAACTTCGGAGTCTGCTTGTTTAGGAACTCCGGGGTCAACAATTTGTTTTTTGGATGAGCACAGTTCCATAGCACCATACTGCTCCAATTCTTCCTGGGATAGGCTGTTTGTACTTGTGCGTCCATCTTGATAGATCCTTCTTCCGGTGTGTACTCATGTTGTACACAGACCACTGCTTTGGAATCATCAAAGTATTGTTCCAGTTCCTTTGCAGGGATCTTCCATAGGAAGTCACAGTCACAGAACACCGCCCACCCTTTGTAGTTGCTAAGGTATGGCACGAAGAATCTCGTGAATGTAAATTCTGTTGTGGCTAACTTGTCTAGCTCTCTGGTGTAGATGCCCTGCTCTCGCATCTGATTCTGTTTCAGTGGAATGACTTCTGCGTCGGCATCTCTACGCTTGATAGAGTGTTCACAAACCTGGTACGCTATGTCTTCCCTTGGATCCCACCCTACATAAATTTTCATACTGATATTTACACTATAAATATCTTTGCATGAAACTCTCTGAACGTTGTAGACAGTACGAACTTAAATTTCCTCTGACTCCTAGTGCCAATGACACAAAAGAAAAACCAAATAACAAAGGCTGGAGTAAGCACAAACAATACAGCATACCCGACAAGTTAAGGGAAACGGCCAACATGTATTGGTGCTTTGGCGTGTCGAGAGAAATTAGGTTTGAATTAAATTGTAGAAAACATAACGAAACTGCAAAGATATTGACATGGGATCCAACACCTTTATCTCAACTCACAGTTGACAGTGCCAACAGTGGTGGCTACAGGATCGAGCATACCAACAAAGCATACGACAAAGAATCCGGAAAAATACTAAAATTCTATGCCATCAATGACTCAAAAAAATGCTACCAACTAGACAGGCCCGAAAACCCGCATGACGAAATCGAGGTAGAAACAATAAATTTAAAAACAATAGCTGAACAGCATGGACGAGACGTTGATGTTATCAAGTTAGACATCGAAGGGCGATGGCATGAGATGCTGACAGAAATACTAGACCTAGGTCTAGCTCCTAAAATAGTTTTAGCTGAGTGTGAAATGTATATTGGAGATCATGATGCACAATTTTTAAAATTAGATTCAATAGTAGAACGTTATCAAAAAATAGGTTTCACGGTATTTACAAACAGAAAAACCAATGGGGAATGTGTTGAACTTTGTTTTTTAAAATATAACGAAGCTACCCTTTAAACTAACTCTTTTGTTATCTAGATAACATCTCGTGTATTTGTTTCCAATTGTTTACACGTATGATGTCAGGGTGATTAAAATCTCTGTTGTATGGATGGTCAATTAATATAGGCTTTAAACCGTAAGACAGCCCTGCTAGTGCGTTCTTAGGCTTGTCCTCGACCCAATACAGCCCGGTGTCATGGAAGTTTGCTAATGCACTGTCTTTGTCTGCACCTGTACCTAATATATGGTAATTTGAGAAAACATGTTCGCCAAATAATTCACCTAATCTTTTTTTACGTAGTGCCTGTCCTGGTATGTCTGACGTCTGTGATGTTATTGGTACGAAGGTCCACCCCTCGGCATGTAGCAGTTTTACCCATGTCTGTGATTCCAACATAGGTCGTTGTGTCCCCATCCACGCACTCCTGTTGAACTCTCTGATCTCTTGGCTTATTGTTTCTTTACTAATTCCAAATCTTTTAGACATGTCGTAGTCGTCATGCTTGGCATCTAATAGCTTATATGGATAATTCCTATTTCCGTTTTTGTCAAAGTACGATCGTAGTTGTAACCATTTAGTGAAATGATGTTCCCATTCCAGCAGTACTCCGTCTACGTCTGTTAATATGATTCTACTAGCCAATATCGGCATCTTCCATCCCTGCCACCCTCAACTTAACAATGTTTGTGATCTGCCATTGTTTTTGATCTAACCCTTTGGTTATTCCTAACCATTGATTACGGATTAATGCGAAGTCGTTTATAATTTTAGTCATGTCAACAACGTCGTCTTCGCCATCAACATATTTCTCTGCATCTCTACTGCTTAATAGTTTATTGTAGTTCTCTAGGAATTTTCTGAAGGTCTTTGATCTTAATCTTCTCAGCTCTATGTTCAGGTATTCTAGTATTGCTTCAAGGTGTTGCAGTTGGCTGAATCTTTCTTCAACTATGCCGGGCAACGATGCACTGGCACGTTCTAGATTGCCGTATACTTTGCATTGTTTCTTTGCTTCTAGTAGTTCGGCGTCGTAGTATGCTACGCAGTCGGGTATCTTAGATAGGTTTCTACTTACTTCGTTGTACCAGTTTATCATTCATCCTCGCTATATCCATCTTCGTCTACTTCATCTTCCTCGAACACAGTGTTAACAGCTTCTTCAAGTTTTGGATCATATTCTGCAGATGCTTTTATCTCATCATGCTCTACACCGATGTCTTCTAAACTCTTAATGAAATCAATCGCCATGTCCAATTTTTGTCTCTCCGGGACGTAATGTATAATTGAGTTCCACAAACGTTCAATGTCTTCGTGTGTAAAGTCTATCATCTATTCCTTCTCTATAATTGGTTCTGCTTTTTTAGTTTTTGCTTTTGGCTTTGTTTCAACTACTTCAGGTACGTCTATAACTTCTTTATTAGCAAAGTCTGTAGATTCCGTGAAGTCTGCCATTAGCATATCTAATTTATCACCTATCCATTGTTTTCTGAAGTCTATGTGTTCCTTGCCTGCTTTATCGATGTATTTCAGTCTGTTTCCGGTTTGTACAAGTATACCTTTCTTCTCAAATAGATCCACTAGTCCACTGTACGGGTTCATTCCTGTTTCGTATGGAATCTTGACCTGCACACCTTCAAAAGGTTTAGCATATCTTGTCTTCATGACTTTACAAGCCGCTCTAATACCTCTCACATCTGTGACTTTGTTACCATCAAGGTCTTCTTTTAATTTAAGTTTTTTCATTGCAATGACAATTGAACTTGCATAGATAAATCCTTGTCCACCTGATATCTTATCGTCTGGGTCAAACATATCCTGCGATGCATATGTATGGTTGGTTGCTACAAGTCCCACGTTCCATGAACCAAACATGTTAACACAGTTTCTTACAAGTGCTGTTAATGCCTTGGGTTTTCTACCTAGGTCACCTTTCATGTCACCTGCTTCAAACTGATTAACATCAGTTGGTGTAAGCATCATGCCCAATGAATCAATTACAAATAATACTTTTGGAGCACCTTCCTTGTCGTCTGCGTGTGCTTCCTTGTAACCTTTCATGAACTCTGAGATAGTTTTAGCTACATCATCTATCATTGATATACTTAATTTTAGAAGTTTCTCTTCCGATGTGTCTACTTTCAATGCCTGTAACCATTTCTCATCCAATGCGTTCTCTGTGTCAACAAGTATAACAAATATACCTTGCTCCTGTGCATTCTTGATAATGTTTCCTGCGGCTATATAGGATTTACCTGCTCCAGATTCCCCTGCGAACACAGTAACCTTGCCCAATGGAATTCCTTTGTTGAAATCACCAGTCATCAAATAGTTTAATGCGTAATTTCCTGTTGATATCCAATCAGTGGGATCGCTAAATCCTATTCCCAGTCCTTGGATTGATTTTGTGATGCTCTTTCTAAACTTTGTTGCGTCAAATACTTTTGTCATAATTTTATCCTTTGTATATCATATATTAGCATACCTAGGCCCTAACGTCAATATCAGGGCCTTGGTAAAATGTCAGATTATTTTGC